GAATTAGTATTTGAATTAGTATTTGAATTAGTATTTGAATTAGTATTTCCTACTAAAGTATTTATATTATTTCTAATATCATCCAGTGTGTTAAATAGTCTTGTAATATGTGTGTTAGTTTGATTATATTGGGCTGTATACATGGCGATGAGCCTCTGTCGTTCTTGTAACGACATTTCTGACATTGTTATAAATATATTATAATAAATGTGTTTAAATATATTATTTTATATTAATTATAACAATGTCAGATTTAAATTTCAATAAATATAATAATAAAGGATTATCAGGATTGGCGAATTTGGGCAACACCTGTTTTTTAAATTCCTGTATGCAGGTTATTTCGCATACATATGAATTAAACCAATTTCTAGAATTAGAAACATATAAAAGGCGATTAAAGAATCAATATGATTCGGTTCTCCTTATAGAGTGGGATGAATTGCGAAAGGTGTTGTGGCAAGAGAATTGTGTCGTATCCCCCGTTAAATTTGTCAAAACGGTCCAGAAGCTAGCTAAAATAAAGGATAAAGATTTGTTTACTGGTTATGAACAGAATGATTTGCCAGAATTTCTAATATTTGTCATAGACTGTTTTCACAATGCGCTATCGAGAGAAGTGAATATGAATATTCAAGGCACGCCGGAAAACGACCGAGATAAAATCGCACTATTGTGCTTTGAGAAAATAAAACAAATGTATTCTAAAGATTATTCAGAAATATGGAATATATTTTATGGCATCCATGTGTCTCAGCTTGTTTCAGTTGAAACCAACGAGCTCATGAGTATGACACCGGAACCGTTTTTTATTATAAATTTGCCAATTCCGTTAAATAATAAAGCACCATCCTTGTTAGATTGCTTTGATTTATATGTGGAAGGCGAAATTTTGGATGGAGATAATAGTGTTTTGAACGAAACAACTGGTAAAAAAGAAGCGGCACAAAAAAACCTAACTTTCTGGAGTTTGCCGACAATATTGGTGATTGATATTAAGAGATATAGTGGGTCCAATCGGAAAAATCAAATATTGATTGATTTTCCTTTAACTGATTTAAATTTATCTAAATATGTGATTGGCTACAATAAAGAAACCTATATTTACGACCTTTACGGAGTGTGTAATCACGGTGGATCTGTTCTAGGAGGACATTACACATCCTATGTTAAAAATGCTAATGATAAATGGTATCATTATAATGACACTTCTGTCACTGAACAAGTACTAACTCAGCAAATAATTTCACCCAGAGCGTATTGTTTTTTCTATAGAAAAAGAGCAATAAAATAAATATTTGATTTATATATATAATGACAGAAATAACCAAGACAACAGAAACTACAGAAATAACTGATACTGGTAGTGATACAACTAGTTCGAATTCTGTAAATACCGGTTTAGGAACTGTGGCGACAGATATGTATAGTTTTATAAATAGTTTATTATCTAATCCGAGCGTTATAATTATTTTAATAGTTGTTATATTAATTTATATAGTAATATTTGTGTATTTAGGAGAAAGCCAGGCTAGCACCTCGACCGCATTTTCGCCGTTAGCTAGTTCTAGTTCTAGTTCTAGTTCTGATACGGATTCGTCGAAAACGATAACTATAATGGTCGCCGCTATTTTTATTATTTTAGTTATAATTAACGGATTACAATACTTTTTCGGTGTAGATATAGTGGCGTCTCTTAAAAATATACTAACCGGAAATCCAGAGGTCGATATTACAGTAGATACTTCCGCTACAGACGCGGCAAAATCTGAAGTGCCAAAAATATTATTAAAGCCTCAGGTATTCAATATTCCGGAAAACACCTATATTTACGCGGACGCAAAAGCACTGTGTAGCGCATATGATTCCAGATTGGCGACATATCAAGAAGTAGAAGAGTCTTACGATAAGGGTGGAGAATGGTGTAATTACGGATGGTCAGAAGGGCAAATGGCGTTATTTCCGACTCAACAAAAGACATTTGATGAGCTACAGAAAATCGAAGGGCATGAAAATGATTGTGGTCGACCGGGTGTAAATGGTGGTTATATGAAAAACCCGGCGCTGAAGTTTGGCGTGAATTGTTATGGATATAAGCCGAGAATGACGCCTGAAGAGGAGGATTTAATGGCTACTCAGCCGATATATCCTAAAACGGAAAAGGATATGGCGATGGAAAATCGTGTTAATTATTGGAAGGACAAGTTGACGGAAGTGCTTGTTTCGCCTTTTAATCATAATACTTGGAGTAAGTTGTAAACGAACTTGAAAAGTAAGTTGAAATATTAGAACTTGAAAAGTAAGTTGAAATATTAGAACTTGAAAAGTAAGTTGAAATATTAGAACTTGAAAAGTAAGTTGAAATATTAGAACTTGAAAAGTAAGTTGAAATATTAGAGCTTGAAAAGTAAGTTGAAATATTAGAACTTGACTTAATGGTCATTTTCCAATTTTCTTTCCATTGTATATTGAATATTAAATATAATATTCAACAATATTTTAAATAAGATACACATCCAGAAGTATTTGAATATTTTGAATATTTTATTTGTTTTATAAATGTTATATGTCAATGGTAACTTCTCATCTGGATTGGTTTCAATCGCGATTCGACAAATAGGACACGATTTCGAGACATAAATCCATTTTAACAAACAATCGCTGTGAAATAGACCATCGCAGTGACAAGATTTATAATAAAAATAAGCAGGTATTAATATCTTTAATTTACAAATAGGATTGTTAGTTGTGGTAGTTTCTAAGCAAATAATACAAGTGTCTTCTTCTTCTTTATGTATTTTTGTATTGCGTTTGGTTTCATTGATTTTAGCATTATAATGTCTAAGTCTAAGTCTAGTAAAATACATTTATAGTTATATTATAAATGTATTTTTAATTTGTTCCTATTTAATTTGTTCCAATAAATTGTTTTCCCAATAAATTGTTTTCCATTTATTTTTGGTATTTTTTAGTTTTCTTATGTTTGTTAGTTGGCTTAACGGTCATGTCATTTTTAACAACATGTTTTTTAGTTTTTCTTTTCTTTTTATCATCATATTCAATCATTTGATATAAGCTATCAAAAATGGTGTCGGGTAATTCTTTATGTTCTTTACTGTAGTTCATTTGTTTATATTGTTTGTTTTTTGAATTGGGATTTTGTTGAGTAATATAATATAATCCAGCAGGAACCGCCATATTTTCAAAGTTGCTAGAAATTTTGTCATCTTTGCCACCCTGTTGAAATAAATTAAGCGTTTTCATAGGAGATATTCCATTTTGTAACATATGCGACTCGACATTATATCCGCCACTCATGATATCTCCGTCTGTATTTTTATAAAAAATTAAATCATTTTGTAATAATGTTGACATATATACTATTTTGATATAAATTATTTGTTATAAAATCGCTTTATTTCAGAAACATACTTAACTTCTCGTTTATTTTTAATGTATTCGACAATTTTATTAACTTGCTCTTCATTTTTAATAATTTCATGTAGACAATTTTCCATGTATTTAAATGTCAATACTTGGGTATCCTTTGATTTCACAAATTTAATTTTGCCATCACTAATTTGTACTATTGCGTTAGAAAGATTAGAATTATCGACATGATTGAAAATAGCATCATTTAATGTGCTTTTTTTGTCCCGAAGTTCCTTTATTTTGTCCGTCAGCTGTTTCATTTGATTGTCTATAGAAACCCATTGTTGAATATGTTGTTCAAAACTCATAATTAATATATATTTACAAAAAAAATAAATTGCTAAATATAAGCGTCTTTGTTTGAACAAAATTAATATATAATATCACATTGGGAATATTATATATTACAAATAAGTATTTAAAGAGATATCGCCATATTTATCGTCCGCGTCTAAACGATTTTTTATGCGACGAACCATGGCGTTGAGTATGGCGTTTTCCATACGCTTGCTGCATCCCCAATAACGCTAAAGGCACTGCCGCTTGTTCCAATACAGCGCCCCAATAACCTCCCTTCTTTCCTCGACTTTGAGCTCTTGATTGGCCCATTGATTGACCTCTCATGCGTCGTTTTCCACCAGACTTACATCGTTTTCCACCAGACTTACATCGTTTTCCACCAGACATACGTCGTTTTCCACCAGACTTACGTCGTTTTCCACCAGACATACCCTGCGCCTTATTTTGAACAATAACATTGCTTTGAGATGCGCCCAAATTTTGCCCAGGCTGAACAGTTAAAGAGTTCATTGTTTGATTCCACAAGTTACCTAAATTATTCATTTGAAATCCCCACGCACTGTCGGGATATGCGCCTTGAGCACCACCTCGCTGGCTTTTTCTAGACATACGGTTACGGTTCCGACTGCGATTATGACTTTTCGAACGACTTGTCATTATATATAATTACAGCGAAAAAAATAAATTATTAATTAAAAGGCTCTAATTTGAAATCTTATAAAGGATTAATAAAGGACTTATAAAGGATTAATAATTGTTTTATTTCGCAATAAGATTATCAATATCACTAGAATAGCTAAAATCAAAATAAAAATTAAAAAGACCAAAAATATTATCAAATAAATATACGGATATATTTCATATAATATTAAATCGGTAACAGGTGAAAAAATATTCTTCACTTCATTTCTAACATCTTCGGTTTGTAATATGTCTAAACATTGTTTGATTAAAGAATTGGGATTTTTCATAAATATACTATACCAACAAAATTATATACTGATTATTTCGAACAATCGCGTGTTTTTTACATTTTATTTTTCTCTCATTTCAATAAATAATGAATGATATTATCGAACCTACCATAGATCACGATTTTTCTAAGCTTTATTTAGGACCTCCTAGCACAATAGCAGGAGGCGCATATTTTACACGAATAATGTATAATAACAACAAGCAACTATATATCCAAACACCTAAAAGCTTAACTAAGCAAGGTTTTGTTAAAAGCGGTAAAAAAATTTATGTTGACCTCATGTTTGACAATAACGATACTGTTTTTATCAATTGGATCGAAAATTTGGAAGCAAAGTGTCAAGAACTTATATTTAGTAAGGGTGATAACTGGTTTCAAACTAAATTGGACAAAGACGATATCGAGAGCACCTTTACATCTCCATTTAAAATTTATAAATCCGGCAAATTTTATTTATTAAGAGTCAATGTAAAACCAAATATTAAGGTATTTAATGACGATACCAATATAATTAATTTAGACGACATTACAAATGATAAAACACTTATTTCCATCATCGAAATACAAGGGATTAAATTCACTTCCAGGAATTTTCAAATTGAGATTGAACTTAAGCAGTCTATGGTTGTTAGTCCGGATCCCTTTTTAGATGCTTGTTTTATTAAAACACCTGATAAAAGACAGTCGTCCATTGAAGACGATATTAAAGACATCGTGTCTGAGCCCTTATCCTTTAGTAATATCGATATCGATAAAAAAACAGAATTAAATACCGCGATGAATACCGCGATGAATTCTAAAACCGTTAACAGTCCTAATATAAAGACAAGTTCTTCAGATCTAATTGCGGTGGATTTGGATTTTGATTTTGATTTAAATTTAAATTCAAATTCAAATTCAAAATCTAGCGATAACAATATCGTTTTAGATATAGAAGACTTATCCGATGTACCTATTACAGAAGACTCGAATATTCTGAAAGAGTTTGATTTGTCAACTAGTTTAGGGAATGATTTAGAAAGTTTTACTCTGAAAAAGCCGAATCAAGTATATTATGACATATACAGAACCGCCAGAGAAAAGGCTAAAAATGCTAAAAAAGAAGCTATATTAGCATTTTTAGAAGCTAAAAATATTAAAAAAACCTACATGTTAGATGATATGGATGAAAGCGACGACGAAGCCGATGACTTGAATTTTAATGAAGCAGAAGAACTATAATAGAAGGCAACAAATCATTTAGTTATTTCATTTAGTTATTTCATTTAGGCATTTCATTCTAATAAACTAACAATTAAAACAATTAAACTTATCAATTAAAACAATTAATTAATAATTTGAAAAATATTTTATTGCTAATTTTATATAATGACTGACTTCTTTTCTAAAATCGCAGACAGCTGTCCTAAATTCGCCAAAGATAACTGGGTTTTAATCGTATTGGCAATAATTGGCGGTTTGTATTTCATGAACTACCTTAACATGAAAGGCTCTTACGGCATGTATGGTTCCGATATGATGAGCGGTAATGATCAGACTGCTTACAAGAAGCAAGGCTCTAACAGCGGTGCTAATGGCGCTAGACCCGCAGAAGATGTCGATGGCGTCGGAAATGGCAGCTTTGCGCCCGTAAACGGCGCGCCTTCTAATAGCGGCATGCCCTCTTCCTGTAACAAACCCGCGCAAAATCCTGCCGATTTGTTGCCCAAGGATAACAACTCTCAATGGGCTCAACTCAATCCCGCCGGCAAGGGCGACCTCGCCAACATCAATTTGTTAAAGGCCGGCTACCACATCGGCATCGATACTGTCGGCCAAACGCTGCGCAATGCTAACTTGCAGATCCGATCTGAACCACCGAACCCACAGGTTAATACCGGGCCTTGGCTACAGTCAACTATCACTCCAGATTTCATGAGACCAACTTTAGAAATTGGACAGGGCGCTCAGTGAGCATGTATGGTCTCAAAATAAATAAACTTTACACAATTAATAAAATTAAACTAATTCTTTATCAAAATCTTTATATTCATCATTCTTACACATATAAATATTTTGAACTTTCTTTTCCAAAACAATTTTATTAATATTATTTGTTAGTTCTTGTAACCAATCGTATTTGTCATTTAGAACATCAGGCTGTAACAATCGAATAATACTAAATCCATTTTCATTAGCGCATTGTCTTTTATAAATATCACGAGATCTATTATATTCTGGTGTTTTCCATTTAGCAACCTGAATAAAGTGACTATCGCCATCCACCTCGACAATTATTTTTTCTTCTAATAAAACAATATCAAATGGCAAGTGTTTTTTATTTTTACACCAATCAAATTTAAATTGACTTTCTATTGTTGGATAAATTTCTTTTAAAATATTATGTAATTTATCTTCTGTTTTATATCTACATTTTGGACACCAAGAACCGTCGGTAATATGACATAATTTGCTTTCAAATTCATTACTACATTTATCACAATTAAACCAGTATTTTACAGCCGAACTTTTAAATACTTGATTTGGTAACAATGTATTTCTTTCGGACCAGAATTTTGCTCTTTTGTTAGGTGCGAATGTTTTATTTAAACATAAAACGCATTCCTTATTGCCACATAATCTTTTTGATGGTTTGGAACAATAAGGACACCAAGAATTATTTTGAGTTATATCAGATAAAATCGCTTCAAAGTTATGATCACAATTACAATTAAACCAATATTTTTTATGAGATTTTTTAGCAACTTGTCTTGGGTTTAATACATTTTCATTTGACCAATACTTTGCTTTTTCATGGGAAGCGAATGATTTTCAAAACATTGTTCGCATTCTAGATTTTCACATAATTTTTTATTAGGGTTTACACAATATGGGCACCAAGAGTTTCTAGAATTAATATTTCGTAAAATCATTTCAAACACATGACCACAATCGCAGTCAAACCAGCATTTTTTGTGTGAATTTAACGAATAATCCGCAGGCAATCCCGCGTTTTTTGCGGACCAGTATTTAGCTCTACTATGTGACGCAAATGTTTTCTTTTCAGACATATTTGTTGTTGTTATGAATATAATAATAATAATGAGCATTATTATATTTAATTCAATTTTATTAAGCATATATATTATATGTTTGACACAGATAGTCTAGTATTTTATTTTATTTTAGCAGTTATTCTAATCGTCTGCTTAAAAATTTATAGCGAATCGGACGCATATAATTTAAAATGTATTATATCTAATGTAGACGGTGAAACCTATTGTGTCCGCGATCGTTCCAAGTTGGAGCTAGCCGCGAACTTGTTAGCAGAAGTGACGCAAAAGTGTAAAGAATTGGTAGTCCATATGGGGAAAACTTATCCAGAAAATGAAGATGTCATGCGCCTGATTCAGAAATTCAATCCGACCAAAATATCCGAAACCCTTCCTACTAGCGAATACACCGCATATAGTGAAAACAAGGGGGAAAAATTAGCATTCTGTTTAAATACCACGAAACCGGGTGATAAACTAATCGATATCAATACGCTTACATTCGTCGCGTTACATGAATTAGCGCATATTATGACGAAGTCCGAGGGACATAAACAAATCTTTTGGCAACATTTCAAGTTCTTATTGGAAGAAGCGAAAAAGATTGATATATATATTCCTGTCGATTACAAGAAAAATCCGGAACCATATTGTGGTATGAAAATAACAGATAATCCATTGTATGATTTGGCATAGATCCAAATAGTATTCATATTCTTATCTTTAAACCAAATAAACTTCAATACTTTTACAATACAATTCTTTTTTAAAAGTATAATATATATGTCCATATTTCCAATATTTAAAGTCAATAAACTAACAAACAAAGAGGAGACCGATATTATATATGTATTTTCGGGATCAAATCTAGAGGTAGATGAAAACCCTAATGAGCTATTTGAAAGAGACCCCTCTAATAAAGCATTTGCTAAAGTATTTGATAAAACCGAATTAGACAATATCAAGACAAACGATATTAAAGTAGAATTTGTAAAGCAGACAATTCATCTTGATGACAGCATTGGCCTCATCAAACTCAAAATATTCGAAGCTATACGACGCACCGCATCCATGAGCGAAATATATTTGTTTTGTTTAAAGAATGAAAAACTTAATCCGATAACAATGTATCAAAATTTGACGCAAAATGACCGCTTACCTTTAACCCGTGTGCGCCTAGACCAAATCCTGAAAAACATTTACGACGAAGACGGAGAGCCAATTGACTTTGACCTGTCCAAAAAAGATAAATATACTTTTGACGATATTTTGGGTTTAGATTTAACAGAACGAGACTATTTGGTTGCGAAAATTTTGGGGCAAAAATTCGTATTTAACAATGAATATCCGTTTATTGCGGATCCTTTTTATGTAACCGAATATGACGCTTTGTTAGAGCATTCGAGAAGAGAACTAACCTCTCTTAATAATAATTTGCTGCTAGAAACATCGAATATATTTAATAATACGATTTTTTTATGTCTTGCTTCTGATGTTTTTTCCGCGATTAATAAGATTGATTATACAAGTAAAATTTACTATCCGTTTTTATATCAAGACAATATCGATACAATTGAAAAATTAGACGATAATCGTGATAAATTAATTGAATCCACGGCGAATAAATTGACATCAGATGTAGAAAAGAGCTTTGAAAGCATAGATATGTTTTATGATGTTTTTCTGAATAAAATGCTCTCGAAAAAATTCTCCGAAAAAATAAAAAATACTGGTATTAAATTTATCAAGATTATTGTACATCCCGAATTCCAAGTTAAAATACCAATTGATGTTATATTTAAATTAATACATGCGACGCAAGAATTTCCATTAATTAAATTTAACCCGGAAACTCGTCAGGAAAATATTTATCGTTTATACACGAACCAAATGACATCGGATGGTAGAAAAATCCCGTTCTTAAACAAGGCGGTTATTTTTAAATTAGTGAAAAATATAGGAAAGAGTAAATCGGTTGCGGTTTATACTAACACTATGTTTGAGGGTGTCGAATATTATTTCGCATGCGAATTTGCGGATAACGGCTCTATTACGGTTTATCCTTTAACCGATTTCGAAAAATCTATTTCTTATGACAAGGGCTCTTATGAAAAGATTGACACCATATTGAGTCTAGTTATTAATCCATTAATCGAACAAATAAAACCATTTTTTGAACAAAGTGGTCTAGATATTCCTTTATTCGTGTCTATTAAATCGGTAAATATAGAAATTAGAGAATTAACATATCAAACGGTATATGCGATTTCTAAACCTATTGATATTACTAATTACATTGGTTGTGTCTCCAGTGTTTTTACGATTGAATCTGCTAATTTAAAACAGGGTGTCGAGATGCGTTTCAAGCGGGTTTCAAATTTTAACAAAAGAGACAGCCAGGAAGCATTTATCATTGAAAAATAGATCAGGGATTAAAATTCGACGAAATTGTAGACGAGCTTGTTCAAAACTATCACGATGTTACGGATGAAATTGCTTCGGATTTAATCGCTAAAATACGCTCTGAACTGGAAGTAACCCGAGGGGCTAATCGAAGGCGAACTTTAATGATAAAAATAAATCCTGGATTTAAAACGCGTATCTCTTTGAATTCTATTGTTAGCGAGATTACCGTAACCGTTGATGGTATAAATGACATCGCCTATTTGAATACCATACCCGTATACATTGATACTTTAGTTCGAATCAGTCAAGATATAACTAGTAGCGATATTGAACCAGAATTAATTAATCGGCTATGTACTGGTAAGGAATTGGAAGATGTTGAGTTTGGGCAAATCACCTCTATATCGGAGCAAAGTATTAAAGATAATCAGTTGCCTGATATTCAGGATGAAAGTCCTGTTTATTCCGTGGAACCGCAGAATCCAGAAGAAGCGGCGGATATGGATATATTGGATTTGTTAGGTTATAATGATTCCGAGTCGGAAAATTCGGAAGTAAAGGGTGGTCAGGGTTCTTCCGATGATTCGGGTAAGAGTGTATCTACAGAAGATTTGTCTTCTTCTAC